TGTTTACATAAGTACCGTCATTCAATGTCCACAATTTGAAAATTGGGAAACGAGTACTTACTCCACCATTCCATGGTGATATTTTCTGAGATACAATCCATGGAGTGTAAGCATTGGTAAGTCCATAACTGGAATCACCGTTTAGCAAATCCAATGACCATTGGTCAGTGAATTTAAGAGCTTCTCCAGTCCATGAACCGGAAGGCATTGCAGTACCATTAATCTTCCAACGAGTAGGATTTGCAACAATTGTAGTAATATCATCTTCAAATATTGTATAAAGATAAGCCGCTTCAATTTTTGTTCCTGCTGCATATAAACTAGGATCACCTGCTTGTGCATTATGTCCAAATACATTTGAAATATATTTTTGACTATTTGCATCAAGTGAGAATTCATACAGTCCATATCCACCATAAGATGATTGACTTAGTGCGAGTTTATAATCTAGTCCAACAGAACTGGTTGGATTAGTTAAAAATGATTGTACTGAACCTAAAAATCCAGGTGCTTGTAAACTGGTATTAATACCGCCATATTGAGTATCTGCTAATACAGCAAGTAATTTATGACTTCCACTAGTACCTGTAGTCCATAATCCAGTGCAAGGATCATAAGTATTAGTCCCATTTATGAATTGATTGGTATATGCGCCCATACTTCCACTAATTAATCCAATGACATTCAATGTAGAATTACTACATGCATCCAATGATTGACTTATAACTGGTACTTTCAAAATAGTAGCATCAAATGGTACCGTAGATGATGTAAATACAGATCCTACATAAACCAATGAACCACTTAGACGAGTACCTGTAATAAGTGTTGATAAAATAGATGCTGAATTTATTAATGGTACTCCATATGAAGCAGTTATATTAAGTCCAGATGACGCAGAAATATAAACATCTCCATTTAAATATCCTGTTACAGTTGTACCAGCATAGTATAAACTTCCGCTTGTGCTTTCTGGTAACGAAATGTTACCAGTTGCAGAAACACTCTTAAGAGTCATAGTAACTGCAACCCCTCTAAATGATGCTGTTCCAGCTGCTCCTATAGAAGATGAAATATTAGTTTTCCAAAAAATAGAGGGTCCACTATATAATCCAAGTGATGCGGAAAATGAACTTGTAAGTGTTCCAGCCGTGGCCGCCAAATTTGCAATACCGGTCTGTGACACTGATGATATAGTTGGATCAACCCAACCATCATCAATAGTTCTTACATAATTTCCATATTCTGCCCAAATTACCCATGGATATTGTTGATGATATCCAGTCAATGCGCCAACTCGACAAATAGTTACAAATCCCTTTTCTTGTAAATATTGTTTTGCGGTATAAGGACCATAAAGCGTTCCATCAGCAGTACCAAATCTTTGTTCTAATTCTACAACACTTGTGATAAGTGTCGGCGAAAATCCAGGCCCTTTTGCAAATGGGGCAACCACTACTCCCCCAATATCCGCAACGCCTTGTGCTATTCCAGAGAGATCGTTTTCTCGGCTGAATACTCCTGGAGAAATGATCTTATCATTTGGGGTAAATCGTCCACCTTCTTGTATTGGCATATTAGTTCCTATTATTTAAATATTCTCTGATGACATTCATCTTCGATTAAATATAAATATCATCTAAATATCAAGAAGGTGAATTTTATTGTAATATTTTTATATAAGTTACTCTTTTATAGGAGTAAATGTTCCATCTGTCATATTGAGATTGCCAACACCATAAACTTTAACAATTGTGTCAAGGATACCTTGTTCAAGCTTTTGCAAGCTTATCCACTCTTCTTTAAGTGTTTTTTCTTTATCGACAAATTCACCAACCATTCTATCAAGTTCCATCTTTTCTACTTGTAAATTTCCAAGTTTAAAGATTCCTTCTTGAAATTTTGATTGTAACATTCTTATTTCTGCCAGTTCTGATTCAGTAATTTTAATTGGTGTCATATCTGATATATATTTACATTATTTTATAATAAGTTATTTTTGTTATTTATAATGTAGTAGCAATTGCACAGGTCCAATTTGCATCAATTTGTGTAATTGTTACGGATGTAAAGAATGAATCTGATTGGTATGCTGCGACGGAGGCTGGATAAAATTGATTATTGATATTGTTATTTAAATTACTGTATGTACCAGATACTTTACTTAAGTTATATTCGCTTAATAATTCCTTTACTTTGGTAACATAAATGTCTAATACAATACTCATCGCTGGTATAGCAGTTCCTTTTATTCCCACAACTCGCAATACAAGGATATCCCCCTGAACACATGAACCAATATTCATTTTCCAGTTATCACCTCTATATATAAATGCTCTGAATTGTTCTTTTGTATCATAGAAATTTTGTAAGTGGTCTTCATCGAATGATAATCTATAATGTTCGCCAACCGATTGTTGGACATTGCAAAAAATACTTTTATAATTTGACTCATCATCTAAATCCGCTTGTGTTTCTACAGGTTTATTTTTACGAATAAATCCTGGCGGACGATTTCTCAACTCTCGGTTATTATCTTCTTTTCTATTAAATAATTCTTTCCACATATTTTATTTCCTTATATTTTAATCACTTCCAAAAAATAACGCATTGGCTGAAACAGTTTCATAAGTAATATCTAGTCGTGGAGGAGAGTAACCAGTTATTGAACTATAATTAACCCCCCGAATACTGTCTTCATAACTTAGTCTCCAGTCAACCGCTCGACCACTCAATGCACTTGCAATGTCTACCGTAACGGATATCAGAGTTTCGGAATTCAGCCCGCCATAGATATCTTCTACATCAATTGTAGTTCCTGTTGCATTACCATCAGGTGCATTATTCCATGTAATTGTAGATTGATCCCATGACCCCCCGATAACCCGTTTTAAATAACTAAATACTGATGAATAACTATCTCCATGTTGGTAAAACTGAAACATTGATAAAGTTGCTGATGTAATAGTTGCGGTAGTTGGTATAGAAGTTAAATCAAATCCAACCCAAGTGTTACAGGGATAATCGACAGTCAGTACCGCCAGCGGGTCGTATGCTGCACCCACTATACAATATGCATAATCTGCCGACGAAAAATTAGTTGTAGGATATTCTTGACTAACAAAAGCATTTCGTATTGCATTAATATTTACGGTAGGCATAATACTCCATTTTCATAAATTTTATATAAATATATAGGTTCTCTTTCTGTCATTACCTTCTGTCCTACATCCGTTTTCCATCCAAATAAATTTGTAAAATAAATTCGCATATTTTTTAATTCAGAAGATTCAGTTATATCGAATGTAATAATATCAGCATCATTAAAAGACCATCCGTTTTTAACCAACCCTCCAGTTAAATATAATGTTTGTTTCCATCGAATAGTTTTGGGTAATTTCTTAACTACGTCCTCAATTGTTAATAATGGTATAGCAACTGGACTTGGTATCTGTTTATATGTGAAATTAATCTTATCAATTATAAGACTTCCTTTGTCATATAATCGGAAAGCAATATTTCTTTGATTCCTCCATTCATTACATACTGTAGCATTAATACCAAGTGGAGAAGATAAATTATTAAAATATTCTTTTATTTCAGGAGTAAGTTGATTATCATTTAATTCAGATATAAAAACTATATTTCCCGTAGTTGTTCCATACATTGCCAATTTGCCGCCAACCCAAATATTCAGTGGATATGAAATAGTATCGGGTAATATTGTAATCAATTCTTTTAAAGTGGTCACTTTAATACTTTCTATGTTTTGTGGTAATTTTGATGTATAAATTGCCATAAATTAAAAATTTAGAGCGGAATTTCCATAATATTTAACATTTGTGGTGTCATAAATAAAACTCACCAAATCAACTTTGTTAAGTTGATTAGTTAATACAGGAATACTTCCACTTGGCCATAAAACCGTTGCTGGCCAAGTAATTGAACCAGTATTCCCTGCCGCAGGCTGCTTAAGCATCAATATATATCTTGCACCTCCAATCGGATTAGCAAAGGTTAAAGTTTGTCCATTGGATACTAGCAAATAATACTGAACATTTCCATTATTCCAGTCCACTGCGGTTGTTGCTATAGATTGAGTGGAAGCATATTGCTTTGTAAATGTCGTGTTACTTAAATACGATGCTGTCACTGAATTTAGAGCCCATGACGATGTTCCAAATAATGAACCAGTCAAATTAGGTATACTTACTGACCCCGACGTTGTTATGGTTAATGCATTGGTTCCATTATAAGTATCAATACTCACAATATTCTTGTTTGTTGATGAACCAGAGATATAGAGTGAAGCACTAAATATTGGTGTTTGAGTTCCAATGATTAAACCTGTACTTGCAGTGATAAAGTTACCAATAATAAAAGAACCACTGATTCTTCCAGCAGATAATCCTGACATGGTTAATGGACAACTACCTGTTATTTGACTCGCTGACATGTAAATATTACCAAGTCCACCTGTGCCAAATGTTGCACCACCAATTATAGTAATATCTCCACCAGCAAAATGGTCTCCAGATTTTCCACCTGCGGCACCACCAAAAATATTTATATTACCACCTTTACCATCACCACCAGATGAAGATCCATTACCTGCTCCACCATTAAGATTTATATTTCCACCACGAATTGCCACTCCAAGTGATAAAGCATCACTCGCATTTATATTTAAACTACTACCACTACCAATCGGAAATGCACCTGCGAATCCTATGGTTCTTCCTGCACTCGAACCAGTACGAGTAAATGATAAATTACCACCAATCAATTGTCCAGTACTTGCGGTGATATTGAAGGAAATTACATTAGATGCTGTGACATAGGACGCAGTTAATGAACTTGTTGAATTAAGTGATTGAGTGCTGAATAAACTTTGTGTGGCAAATAAACTCTGAGTGCTGAATAAACTTTGTGTGGCAAATAAACTCTGAGTGCTGAATAAACTTTGTGTGGCAAATAAACTCTGAGTGCTGAATAATGATTGTGTTGCTCTTAATGAAGTAATAGTATTTAGAGCCCATGATGCTGTTCCAAATAATGAACCAGTGAAACTTCCACTAACATGGTCATTAAAAATAAATTTTGGATTGGTTCCAATTGCATTGAAATATGTGACGCCAGAAGAACTTACTGTGGTATTAAATAATGATGTAGCATCAAAGGCAATTGTAAATTGATTGTTAACTATGTTTATGGAGGATGTATTTATTGGTGACTCTAATGTATAACCATTACTTGATACATCATCACTACCTATTGCACTAACACCAATATCGAATCTATTGTATGGAGTAAAGAAATAATAATTTGAATTTGCTCCATAATCAGGATCAGCTACAACTACAACCTTATAACCATCTGCATTTGATGCACTAGTCCATGAAGCTGTCATGTGTCCACTAGTAGAAAATACACCACCGTCATCCTGACTGAAAGAAGCAGAAGTTCTGCTATAAACCTTTACATCATTAACCGTCTTATAAGCAAATACTGAAAAGGCATATGTTCCACTGGTACTATACTGGCCGCCTGAATCAGTGAAATATATACCATTACCAATAACCGTAGGTCCTTGTAAACTGGTTGTAACATTACTTCTTACATGCAACGAAGCAGATGGATTATTAAAACCAATTCCTACAGAACCAGATGGACTTATGGTTAACGCATTAGTACCGGTATAAGTGTCTACACTCACTATACTCTTGCTTAATGCAGAACCAGAAATATAGAGTGATGCAATTCCAGTTGGTGTTTGAGTACCTATGGTTAGTCCAGTACTTGCGGTGATATTAAAGGAAATTACATTGGATGCTGTGACATAGGATGCAGTGAGTGATGACGTAGAAAATAATGAAGTTGTTGCGTAATTACTTTGGGTTGCAAACAAGGATTGAGTGCTGAATAAACTTTGGGTTGAGAAAGCAGACTGTGATGAAAATAATGAGCTGGTTGCAAAATTACTTTGAGTTGAGAAAGCAGATTGAGATGAAAATAATGAGCTGGTTGCAAAATTACTTTGAGTTGAGAATAATGATTGAGTGGATCTTAATGCTGTAACCGAATTATAATCCCATGATGCTGTTCCAAACAATGAACCAGTCAGGTTAGGTATGCTTACTGACCCCGATGTTGTTATGGTCAAAGCATTCGTGCCGGTGTAAGTGTCAATGCTTACAATATTCTTGTTTGAGGTTGAGCCAGAAATGTATAGTGAAGCACTAAAGATTGGTGTTTGAGTTCCAATGATTAGTCCAGTACTTGCGGTAATATTGAAAGAGATTACATTTGAACCTGTAACATAAGAAGCAGTTAATGATTGGGTTGAATTGAGTGAAGTTGTTGCGTAATTACTTTGAGTTGAGAAAGCAGACTGTGATGCAAATAATGAGCTGGTCGCAAAATTACTTTGTGTGCTGAATAATGACTGAGTTGTGAAGAATGAATTATATGATTGAGATGAAAATAATGAGTTGGTTGCATAATTACTTTGGGTCGAGAAAGCAGATTGTGATGAAAATAAAGAACTGGTCGCAAATAACGATTGGGTGCTGAATAATGATTGAGTGGATCTCAATGCTGTAACCGAATTCAATGCCCATGATGCTGTTCCAAACAATGAACCAGTCAGGTTAGGTATACTTACTGACCCCGATGCATTAATTGTTAATGCATTTGTACCGGTGTAAGTATCAATGCTTACAATATTTTTGTTTGAGGTTGATCCAGAGATATAAAGTGAAGCACTGAAAGCAGGAGTTTGAGTTCCAATGATTATTCCAGTACTTGCTGTAATATTAAATGATACTACATTTGATCCAGTAACATATGAGGCAGTTAATGATGAAGTAGAATTGAGTGAAGTTGTTGCGTAATTACTTTGAGTACTAAATAGTGATTGAGTTGAGAATTGAGAATTATATGATTGGGATGAAAATAGTGAATTCGTTGCGTAATTACTTTGAGTTGAAAATAAACTTTGAGTACTAAATAATGATTGAGTACTAAATAATGATTGAGTACTAAATAATGATTGAGTACTAAATAATGATTGAGTACTAAATAATGATTGAGTACTAAATAATGATTGAGTACTGAATAGACTTTGTGTTACTCCTCCTACCCCGGCCGAATTTATGGACCATGATGCAGTTCCATTAAAACTCCCAGTAAACTGTCCACTATTGATGGAAGCGGTATTTACATAAAATATATTATCATTTGCCATATTTTCAAATTCTTATAACAATAAATATCCTATTTGTGGTCTTTTCGTAATAAATATAATTTATCGAAAAGTTGAATTACTTCATTCCTAAGTATTGAGCAATAGTAAGTATTTTTGTAGTTACATAATTACCAAAGGTATTTGTGGAGAAACTTTGTGAAGTATTATAGTTCCATACTGCTGTGGCGATTTCCACCGCAGTTGGTGCAGTCGATCCAGTTGTGCTGCTGGCAACCTCAATTGCTTGTACCAGTTGAGATCTAGCCATAATATAATTGACACTATTACGTCCCAATGGAGGTATAAATGGAAAATCACCTGCTTCACGAGTAAATAAATTGCCAACTACTACTAATGAATGATCTCCCTCCCATGAGCGAATTCTCCATCCATTTTCTAAGAAGAATGTAGAACCTACAAATTGTCCTCCTCCAAGTGCTTCACCACCAATGGTAGAAATAGCGACGGTATATTCCATATTATCAGATTGAAGAGACCATTCTTTCCAATCAGAATATATATCTTGCTTAACATCAAGTGCGGTTATATTTCTATTAACAAGAATAAGGCGATTCGGACCATCAAATGTTACATTATGATAGTTTTGCCAATATTGCCAATTTCCATAATATGTGCTTGTCCACATATGTTGTTAACTCAATTCTCTATAATTCAATGTTGCGGAAGCAGAAACTTGAGATCCACTTAAGTTGGTAAGACAAAATGAATATGTTCTATATCGACCATCTGCCCTAAGAACCAATGCTTCATCATTAAATTCAAAATATGGTTTGAGATCGAAATTATGACATCCTGGTCCAAAGTTATAACTTATAAACTTAAACGAGTCAGGTGTTATATTGGTACTGGTACCTGCACTATCATATGCAATAGTAGATAATGAACTGCTAGTCCAATTTGATCCAGTTATACCCGCATCAACTATAAGATCCATTTTTACATATCCATTATTAACAAAAAGAGCAAGCGTCTCTGGATAGATAGATACTCTATTTATGCCAGAACCAAGTAAATTTGCTTGACTATTTCTAACTGAGAATAAAGGTGTTTGAGTGGTTATACCAACAGACGCAGATGATTCCACATCACAGTTTCGCCACGTTGTGTAACCTTCCAAAACGTGAGCATCAGAATATACTGCGGCACAAACTACACGAATATCAGAGGTTCCACTAGTAACTCCATAGTTTGTATTTTCCCATCTAATAGGCAGATGGGGAGTGTTCATATAAGGACCGATACTAGTATTAGAATATCTGTTAGTATGACATATTACTCGTTCGCCGTAACTATCCACTATGCCATATCGAACTGCTCCAACACCTAACCACGCCATATCAATCCAATAAAAATTTTCTTTTGAGACATCCAAATGAAATTCGGAAATACCTGTTCCATCTAGTTTGTCATTATTAAAATTATTAGAATTGGTTGCAATATCCACTCCACCTTTTCGCACCACTGTTCTAAAAGTTGATCCGCTCAATTCAAAAAACAATCCATTGTCGTCATCATAATATCCCCAGCGACGAATATTATTTGCTCTACCAGTATCACTTAGTCCAAGAGTAAGTATGGTTGTTGTGCCAGTTCCCGGCATATAATAATGATATCGATTTGTAGTTCTTTTTATATAGGCAGTGGCAGTTGAGTTACAGGATAATAAAAATGTTGCGGTTGCTTGTTGGTGTGTAGCAGTGGCACCAGACCCAGATTCCATCGAAAATAAATCCCCATAATCTCGCTGAGTATGTTCATATTCAGCTATCATTTCTCCACTAGATACTCGAAGATTATTAAATGCATCTAACGATGGTTCTCCTTCAACAAATGCAGTTAATGCTGCTCCACGAGTATTTATTCTCTGTCCAACAAAAGGATTTCTATGGTCAACAACCGAAACCGTAGGAGTATATAAAGGAGCCCCAGTGGTTGTTGTTTTGGCATATGTTACTGATAATACTTGTAGATTTTCGGCAAGAATAAAAGTAGTCAATGAGTCGGTAAGCAATGTTATAGTGATAGTGCCAGAACTAGTAGTACCATCTATTTTTACAATGTAACCATATACTCCTGATGATGCGCCGGTTACGATATCGCCGATCTCAAATGGTATAGTACCTGTATCATAACCAACTTCAATGGTTACAGTGTGACCTATTTTTTTACCAGTACTATCTGGCGGAACTTGAACATATCCATTAAATGCCATAATTTATCATCTTTGTTATAAGTAGTAATATTTGTATTATAAAAATAAAAATTAATAGTATAATATTATTATACTATAACAATTAAATATTACCATTTGTATTATAAAAATAAAAATTAAGGAGCATTAGAATAGTTACGTTCAAGAGCAGACACTAATGAGAATGCATTTGCACTAGAACGGGCAATTGTTCCAACTGTAGATACATATTGACCTGTACTTAATCCAATAGCAACGAGTGTTATTGGAGCATCAGTAGCGATTGTTCGTCCTCCTTGAGCATTAAAATCATAATCAAAACTAAATGCTACAGATGCAGATGTTCTAACAGATCCAGTAATCGGGAATCCATTATTGTCATTTACAATTACTGCACTGGCAGAACCAAAGCTTCCAGATGGAACGCTTGTAAAAAACATTTTATAAGATGCCGAAGCATCATTTTGTAAGTTTGTATTAAATGTAATTGTACCTGCTGCAACGAATGGAAACGTTCTTAAATTTGATCCAGTATCGTAGAATTGTAAGTTGTTTGTATCCGCTACTTGGAAATCATCAACATAAACACCTGGCGAAGTCTTGAGTGTACTTCCGACGAATGTTAACAAACTATCTGCGGTTTTTCCTATAACACTGCCAGAGAATGTATTAACTCCTGAACCAGAGTTAATATTAGAATTTTGTCTTAACTTATATTGTACAAATTCATAAATCTGCTGAACCGTTCCTTGATTTCCATCAATAATAGTAAAAAATGGATAATTTGTTCCTCCAATACTTCTCCATACTGATCCAGTATAGTAGAAAATTGACATACTTGCATATGGAAGAGAACCAGTGATTGTATCATCCGCAGCTGAAATATTTGTATCAGATCCATCTCCAAGCGGGAATGAATAAACTTGGTACGTTACAGAAGTTTCACCGATGTTTGACAATTTTGATTGGTCATATGTCAGTCCACGGGTACGAACAAAGGTTTTAAAATAATTACGAAAATCAAATGATGCGGATTGATAAATCTTAACTCCTTCATTCACTGAACCAGTAAATGTTACATTTCTAGGAACTTGACCAAAGGAACCACTTCCTGCTTGTTGAATATACACTTGATCGGTTGCAGCTAAAGTTCCCAAACTTACAAATCCCATCCATTCTTCAGATGATACGTTACTTGTATTTTGAACAGACCATCCAGCATCACGTATTAATTGATGACTTGAACTTATACCAGATGCGGCTGAACCAGTAAGATCCCATCCGTTAATAAAGTCGAATTTTTTTTCCGTAATAGATATAAGAGGAAATGGGTATGGTACCAGTGTACTGTCAGAAATCCATAATTCCTTACATTTTGAATATACTGTTTGAAGAGTAACGCCGGTGTAATCTAAGTTACCAACTCGGTTTAGTCGAATTCTACGACTTCCACTGAGAAATGAAATTTCTGTATCTTTAATAAGTAAATCTGGATCTGTAATTTTAGGCATAATATTTTATTTGTTCTATTATAAATATATTACATGGACGAATAAAGTCATATTTTAATACATTATTATCATTATACTGGATTTAAGTAATTTCGGTCAATGCGTTGCTGTACTGGTATTGAAAGATTTGAATTTGTTAATGTTAAATTTTCCAGTCTAATATTTTCATATGCCAGACTTAAAATTTGTATATAAATATTGATATCAGCACTATAAACATATGAGTAACTAAATGACACACCACTCGATTCAACTCCTGCGACTTCTGCTTGTGAACCAGATGTATATATTCGAACTTCAGTTCCAGCTATTAATCCAGTTAAAGTGATGGAATATTGCACCGGAGGTACATATTGATTCCCTTCATCAGATGTAAGATATTCCACGGTTCCAGTTCCAATTTTAGATATCCAAACTCCTCTCTGAGTTGTTGTATTTCGCTTTGTATTATATCCAGATGCTCCACGATATATGAGTTGTGATTGTTCGCCTCTTCCCCACACAAGAACATTATTATATGATGATGAAATTGGCCAGTTTGCCATTTCTGCAGCCAAATATTCATATGTAGTATCCAACGTATTTGAATTGGCATCTATCATCCAAGTATAACTGCCAGAAAATCCACCTTGGGAAACTAATACACTTGAAGTGGAATATGAAATACTTGCAGTTTGGAGACGTTCGTTTTCTACAAACTTAGTAGAATTTCCCCCTGTTAAAACGAGAGTTCCGTCAGAGGCAACTCCAATATATTCAAATACTTTTCCATTGGCACCAGAAGAAGACCCAGTTACTTGTGATCCGGATGGAAATAAAGTTGAACCGGATTTATAATTGATTACTTTTACTGGATTGACAGTTGAACTTGTATATTCTGTAGATGAAATCCCAATACCGTTTGACAATGCCGTCTGTTGATTTGCGGTTGTAATATTAGAGTCTGTACCAAGTGAAATATTTTGAGTAATACCAGCGGCTACTGTTAAATTTGATATATATGGAACATATCCATATTTGTAAATCTTATTGGCAAAGTTTCCGTATGATTGACTTATAATTGTCTTCGGCGATAATGTTGATGAAGATGCATAATATATAACCTTTGTTATATCAAATGTAGAATTTCCATTAACATCTGTTTGAAAACTATAGGGAATAGTATTAGTAAGTGTCCCTTCATAAATATGAATTTTACTTGCTGATAGTGAAAGTAATGCTGAATCATTTACAGTTGTATTATAACGATATTGCTCATTTATTTTATTACTGGCACTACCAAAAAATACTAAGCTGTTAGTAGTTGGCGCACTCCATATTGGATTAACAACGTTCCATGTCTTATTTATATAACTTGTAATATAACGTGTGTTACTAGAAAAATCATGATTAGAAAGTGTAAATGATTGTGTAATATCGCTTGATACTGATGTAAACCCATAACTATTAAGTATTTTAATTCCCGATGAATCAATCGACCCTGTATCTAATAATAATAGTGCATGAGATGCCGAAATTGGATTGTACGACCCGGTTGTGGAAACTAATTGATTTCCGTATATCAAAGATGCAGTTCCGTTAAAATTTTTTGTAATTGGAAATGTATTTGTAAAATTGTTTCCAACCAGTTTTAATTTGGAAGCATTCATTGCCGATGCGGAAGTTCCAAAATTTAATTCTTTAAAATCAGAAAATGTAGAACCATAAAGTTGAACTTCTATTACTTCCGGAGATATTATAAATGGATGTCTTAATGACTGTGTTATTACTCCTGGACCGGTTGTTAGTGTTCTGGTAAAATCTTGCGACCCACGAATAATAATTGGATTAACGGCAATTGATGATGTGGACGTTCCAATTACGCTTCCAAAACTACAAGTCGTTAAACTGCCGGTTAATGTAATTTTGTAATGACTTCCCGAAACATATTTAGGTTCGAATTGAACAATTTGGCTTGAGTCTTGAAAATTTGTTGGATTGCTCCCTGTTCCAATTTGTATTGGACCTTGTAAGAAATATACACCTGATCGTTTATCAATAATGCCATATTTATTACTTGCTGTGAAATCTGATGTATATAATGCTTCCCAATTGGCTGGAGTTGTAGCAGAACCACTAAATATTGTGAGTCCCGTCCCATATCGCATAACATCGATATATGTATTTGTAACTGATTTACCAGATGCCGTTGAACATGAAATTGTCATTCCAACTTTTCCAACATTTTGGATTGCAGTTGATGTCCATCCCGACCCAGACCAATCTGGCTGCCGATTCGTGTCTAGGACATAACATTTCCATCCGCCGGGATATGTATCACTTCCGTCAACTACCCATCCAGCAATGTTATTTACACTATATGCACCTCCAAGGCCGCATAAAATATTTACTCCTTTATTAGCATAAGTTGCAAGTTGTTTAATATTCGCACCCTGATACCATACATAAAGATGCTGATTTTGTAAATTTATAATTGATGACGAATAATAAAAATGATATACTCCAAGGCTTTTTAATCCCCATGATACACATGCCGCACCTTGAATGTTCAAATCGACTTCAGCAGCAAGAGCTACGGAAACAGCTACACCTTGATTTGCCCATCCAGTTATAGCGTCGGCATCATTAATTGTAATTAAATTAGGAGTTACTATCCATGACATATGTTATAACTATCACATTACGAAGGTATTTTACGAATATTATAAGAGTATCTTCAATATAATAGATATTATTTATATTTACAAAAACATTGACTTTCTTTTGGAAATAGAATATACTTATGGTTATATTATGATTGAAGAACCATGTAAATCTTGTAAAGGTCACTGTTGTAAAGTTGGGTTTATTGTGGAAATATCCCCATATGATGAGATTTATAATGATGGGAATTTAGTTTGGCAAAATGAAAACATGCCAAAAAATATGAAATCTAATGGAGATGGATATACCTGTATTGCATTAGGTAAAGAAGGAGAATGCACTATTTGGTCTAAAAGACCATCAATGTGTCGGGAATTTGAAGTAAATGGAGATCGTTGTAAAGCAATCCGCTTTTTATATGGAAGACCCTAAATTAAAAGTATTATCATTAGATGAACTGCCAGAACATTCGTTCATTGTTCTTACCGTTGATGTCCCAGGTCCTATGGAAAAATATCAAGCTTCCGATTCAATTGTCGGTAAATTAAATGAACATAAAAATATATTTAAAGACAGAAAGTTAACATTAATTGTAATGACTACAAAGGAAACAATTGATATTTTAACAGAAGAAGAAATGAACCAAATAGGATGGTTCAGAAAAAAATTATCCTAAACTTTTACTTATTCCTAAGAATACGGCTCCACTATAAATAGCGGTAATAATACAAACAATTGACCCGCCGCTTCCACCTACTCTATAAGTGCAATCCGATACTTGACCCAATGGTCCATTATAAGTTAATGTGGAATAATCATAACTAGGTATATTTATACCCTGATTTAATGAATATGACGCAGTTACAGCATATGATGCTGATATACTAGGACTTCCTGGAGCATATGATGCTGATATTGCCCAACTTGATGTAACAGGATATGTTTCTCCAGGAATAATACTATTCTTATTAATTACAAATACAGCACAAACTGCATTATTATTTGGTAATGCTCCATCTCCCGACGACCTATGAGAAACAGGAATAGTGAGCCATCCGGCATTATTAATTACAGCACTTCTAACATCAAACAGAGATACCTTTGTTGCGTCAGTTTTTTGTTGAATATACAACTGATAACTGCCACTTTTTAATGATTCCACTATATTAGTAATATCCAATCCACCGGCAGTAAGATTATCAAAATAAATTTCCGTAATTGAACTTGTAACTGTATTGTTATATCTAAAGTTTCCCTTTCCTGGATCGGAATTGGTAGTTATGTTTTTATAAGAAAATTCAAATGGTAATACTAAATTATCAAAATTCGCCACATCAACATAAGATGCGGTTAATGCATACGAGGACGAAATGGAATTTGCTGATAAAGAAGAAGTTCCTGCAAAGTCCGAATAAATAGATAAAGATGCGGTATCCGAAAATAATGAGTCAAATGATAATTGAGCATAACTTGCTGTTAAAGCATATGATGCACTTATTGATGCAGATGCAAATGAAGCACTAACATCATACGAACCTCCTGGAGTAACTCCCGATCCTCCTCCACTTCCACCATTTAAAGCATAACTTGCTGTTAATGAATATGAACTACTTATTGATGCAGATGCGAATGAAGAAGAAACTATTGTAATATTGGAATAAGAATAACTAACTGCATACGATGCCGACGCAACTGACATCGAAGAAGTCATATTACTGGTAATGATTAAATCACCAATAGAAGAAGAATTCAAAACCGCAACTACATTCCCAAGTCCATCCAGAACATAAAATAAACTACCAGTAGAATATTGTTGTAATGCATCCTGATAGGATGAACTAATATATTTATTTGTGAAATCTCTTGAAGGGAAATTCATATAAAGTCATAACGTTATTTCAATGCAATTGTTACTTCCTTTATATAGAGTTTACTACCAGCCAAAAACTCAGGATTCTCTTTAAAATACTCTTTTAATAATAATTTAAAGTCATTCTTTTTTATAATAAGATTTTTCTTATTAATTCCAACCCGTTCACATATAAATATAATATCTTTCGACGGGTCTGATAATGTATTTTGAAAATTATTAATGGCCTTAACTTCTATAACTGGTTTTGATGATTTCTTTTGTTCTTGAACCTTAACCTTAACACCCGTATGTTGTTCTATAATAAATGTATCTTTCCATGGAGAAAAGTAGGTATCCTCAACAATAATCTCAAGAAACATATTTCCGGTAGAGTTTTCATCTAAAAGTCCTTTTAATTTCTTAATTGGTACCGTACATTTTCCATCTTTAAGTTGTCCCTCAAACATGAATGACATCCCATCGGATTCTATTATCATACGAGAAAAGGCATCTTTTAACGACGCATTCTTAACTGCAACTTCACAGATAAACTCTTCCGACTTGTCTAAATATAATTTATATGCCATAATTATTCGTCCAGTATCTGGATATCAATTCCTTTTACTGCTTTCACTACTACTTTAATATCTTCAATTGTTATCTTAATATCATCTCGGATATCTTGTTTTTCATCATATGTAGGGTATCCTTTAACCTTACATATTAAATTTATGAACCGCTTCCTCTTATCCTTTTCATATGGATTATGAGGTTTATCATCTTGCAACCAATTAGGTTGTGCCAATTCTCCAGGAACGCCGGGTCTTAAATCACCCAATACCTCATCGATCAAAGAACATTCCGACCACAACCAATTGGCGTTTTTCCATAAAACGTCACAACCACTCCATGTATAACAAACTATCACATCTATAAATACTATTCAGTATTGATTACATTACATAAATATTACCTATACAATTAGTTAATACTGCGTTGGCATAATAATTATAATCATTTTTCAAATTATATAACTCTGCATTAGCAGATTCTACATCTTGTAATCTTTTATATTTTTTTCTTCCAAAAGCGGCATGTCCAGTCAATAGAACTTCGGGTAAAGGATTGAATGCCACTTCTCCTCTTTTCAAATATTGAGCAAATAATTCATAATGAAATTCAAATTCGGATCTCAAATTTTTATCTCTGGCACTTTTAAATGTGCCAATAGTTTCACATAAATGACGAATTGCGGTTTTATATTTTCTAACTTCATTTCCATTTCCAGATCCAATATTGCCATAACTATACGGAGTATAAGTTTTCTTAGAAATTCCATATGCACTTAATATTTCTTCTAATTTCTCATCTACCCATTGTGAAAGTTCCTTATCCCAAGCATAGTCTCTTCTAATTACATGCCCAAATCTATGAGCAATAACCCATGCTGTTAAGGGAACTCTTTCCGCTCCTGTATTATTCGTGAAAAATACAGTGATATTATTTTCGTTTATCTTACCATTTTTCAACTGTTCTGGGGAAATATTTAACTTATCATAAATAAAATCTTCTTTAACTTTTCCTATTTCGGTATATTTTCTAGCATCTTTTGTATTTACAAAATAAAAATCAAAATTTGCAGATGTATTTTGAAAGAAATCCTTTACTTTTTTTATGGCAACTGGGTTTGTTACCAATGCTCGATCAGTTTTATTTGTAAAAGAAGACCCTTTGCTAAAATCCCCAATAGTTTGATGTGTATCTACAGGTGCTTCAGTTATCCTAGTTCCCAAATCTTTTATATCAACATAATCATAATCTCTATCCGAAAATGTTTTTAATTTATTCCATACTTGGTCTGCATCGGCAGTCCTATTATTTTTACTGGATACTAACCCTTTAAACCCCGATTTCTGAGCATATTTTAATGCTTCTTTATATAATAAAAATCCATATCCTTCTCGTTCTATTTCTACTCGTATATAATCAACAAATAGATATTTCGGCTTCGGTGGATTTCCGCCGAGTTCGTCATATGGCGTATCAAATAATAAAGAAATGTGACCCATTTCAGATGGAGATATATCATTAAATATTTCAATTATAATTGATGAAGCATTATTACTACGTCTACTAGCATTGGATATTTCAAAGCGAATTTTACCTTCACGTTCTAATTTAAACGCTTCCTTCTCTTCTTTTAATAGTGAACGTAGTTTAATCATACAATGATAAATATTTGATAGGAATGCTATTATATATAATAATTGTATATTCACTTATGCCGCCACTACTATCTATCAATTGATATATTTCAGTATCTTTACCTAATTTATTTAATACAAATACTAATTGTTCAGCACGTTCCACTTCTGGCTCTTTACTAACAGTTGGCATAAATCCGTCTTTTTTCATCTGAATAGTATTTATTTCTATAACAATATTACCATAAGATTGACGAAGTGATTCTACTTCAGTATCTTCCATAGTAGTAAAAATTGCACTTCCAACACTTCTATTATTTATACCACGAGTGTCACTTCTTGTCTTAAGAATTCCCTCAGATTTTATTAATTCATATTTTTCGGGTACTGTACAATGAAATAATGTAGATGGATGTAACCAGAATGATTTATTGAAATCATAGTTGTATCCAAATTTCTCAGCTATAGAATTAGAATATGAATCATTCCAGTACAGACGATCAATATTAACTTCGGATTCTTCTTCATTTTCTTTAATTAAATCTATTAATTTAATCATGATGCTTCTGGTTTAAACTCCATTTTTTCTATATCCGCATGATCTTCTGCATCCCACTGCGGGACTCGCTTGAAGTTACTTCCTGTGAAAATCAATACTGGAATGCTCTCAATTCCCAATTTCCTAGAAACCATTGCCCGATGTCTTCCTTCATGACTAGTAACTCTGCGACGTTTCATGTCGATTTCCAACACACAATAATCCAACGGAAGACCATTCTTAATTCTATGTTCTATATTTGCCATTGATTCTGGTCTTGCATCATAACTTGGTAATGGAGAAGCTAATCGCAAAAACTTATCCGGTGACATATAAACAATCTTGCCTTTCCATCCTTCATTCCCTTCATATGACTGCCTATCCTTTCCCATTGCAAGTGGATAAACATATTTTGGAACGACTTCCTTGAATGGTCGTGTCTCATTTTCATTAATTAAGTCTATTAGTTTAATCATATCGTTGCATAATTATCTCGGTATCTTCCCCAGACTTACTCACAGATTCAACCCTGAACTTTTGAATTTTTGGAAGAAGTTTGGTAATATATACCTTGGTTCTTTTATCCCCCTTTGAATTAATTATTAATCGTCGTATTTCATAATTTTCATCATATTCTATAAAACTGTTAGTAATATCGATAATTGTAGAAAATATCCTCATTACATTTTGACTTGCACCAGTAAGGTCAATATTTAATTTATGTGAACCCTTAGTATCTTGTCCTTGATCAATTCCAAATGCAATCTCCCACATTGTATCATCATATCTATTTTGCCTAGCATACCATATATATGGTGTTCCATCATCTGTCTTAAAAGAAATAATTTGTACCGGTTGAAGAATATCTTTTTTATATGTTTCTCCGTTCTCTTCATCCTCATAATCAATTAATTCTGTTTTAAATTTGTGTGAGTATTTATATGGATAATCTAAACTCTCAAGTAATGTTTTTAATTTAATCATAAATATGGGTTTGGAAGAGTAAATTCAAAATCACTCGTAACCTTGGATGCATCAATCACAGATACACCTTTTATTATATTTGGATTAAATATTACTAACCAAAATTCATCACCAGATTGTAATTCAAATTTTGCATCTACACCTTTACTTACTAAGTAATTGGCAATTTTAATACCGACATTACCTGCACCTGCTTCATAGTTAACCACTAAATTATTTAATACATCTGCCGTAATATAATCCGTTTTCATTCGTTCGGCATTTTTAATTATACTATTTATAATATCTTCTCTATGTTTTAATCCACCCAAACCTTTTAGAAACCCGATGATATCTGACAATGGAAGTTTAACATCTCCAATTTCCGTAAAATTCTTATCAATATCTACTGCATGAACTACTCGTGATCCTTTGGCATATCTTCTAGCAGTGTTATAATCATTAGTAAAATATATTCCAACTCCTGCTTCATATCTACCCTGCTTGCTTCCTAATATTTCAGATGGAATTCTTGACCACCTCTTTCCTCCATGATACATTTTGAATGTATTAGAAGATTCGGATAATAATTCTTTAAGATTAATCATATATATTTATTAATTATATTCCATATTCTATCCAATGAATCATCATCTATAGTCTCATTATAAGTATTTAAATGTTTAGGACTAGATGGAACCCATCTCCATTTTCCATGATGAGCATTTGCCCAAAGTTGGTTATGAGAATCAAGTTTATCTCCATTGTAAATTACTTTGTAAAATACAGAACCATAAGAATCAACATATCCAACTATCCATTTTATAGCAGGACTATATTTTAATAATTCTTTGAGATTAATCATGCTCGTCTTTTATTGTTTATGAAATATTCTATTGATGTTTCTTTTGAATTATCATATACTTTTACTTTTCTAACTAACAATGGTGCATTTTTCAAAAATCGAATTTCTTTTTCATCATCACCGCCAGTAATATCCATTCTCGAAAACATTGTTCCTGTCCAATCAACATTTTTTAATTCTATGAGTGCTTCATATGTGCATTTAAATGATTTACTTCCAGTATGCTTCCCCCAATGAGATTCGGCAGCGTGTTCTTCCACGGCCCAATAAATACCCAATTGATTTAATGTTCTTGGGTCAACTGATTGTGGTAGTATGATTTCTCTCCAACAAAATTTACCATCTAATAATTTATATGAATAAACAATATCATCATATCGTTCGAGATTATATTGTCTTATATCATTCTCAATTTCTTCGCTCCACGGTGCGTCATCATCTTGCATTCTTGCTTTCATGTCATATCTAAATCCATCGCTATCTTTCAATTCAGTCCATATTTCTTCAAATGATGGAATTTTATTAGAACTGTGCAATTTAGTCTGTTTAAAAAGATAATCCTTCTTCAATTCTTTTTGTCTCCCTGTTAATTCCGATAATAGTGATTTTAATTTAATCATATTTTCTCAATCCAAAATTCTTCGGAATTTAATGATTTGCCATTCAATGGACTTTTTAATATTTGTTTATATGGAATCTTATATTTCAATAACATAGTTCCAAGTATCCGTTGATATAATCTTTGTCGATTTTCTTCATCTGCGGTAAAGCATATATACCTTATATTTTCTTCCTTTAAATAGTAATTTAATAATGACAATACCTTTGATAGAACTTTAAATGGATTTCCGGTATCAGTAATTCCCACCTGACTTTTTCTAAATGCAATTTGATATTGCTGATCATTTCGAAAATAATCTTTTTTAGGTGTTTTAGGATTATTTAATAACAGAAATTTTATATCAGCAATTTTTTCATCTTTAAATAATGATAAATTAATTTCCAATTTATATTTCATATTTCCTATTTGAAATGGTATGTTTTTTCCACCAAGTGTCTTTATATTATTTATGTCCTCTGGTGATGGATCATCAATAGTCAACCCTTCAAGAAACTTATCCTCAATTGATTCAAATAGTGATTTTAATTTAATCATTGTTTAACTCCACATATCCAAGTTCTTTTATCCACCATATAAAAGATTGCAAATTATTTGTCAAATAAAAAAACAAAGGATTTTTACTTCTACGAAAACTCCATTTATAATCAAATAATTTTTCATCATTCACTTCCCAGTCCTCTTTATTTCCTGTTAAAATAGGAGATGTTTTATATATACTCGCTCTAACAGGGTCCCCTTTATTATCATATATTATGTAAATCTCATCGTTATTAGATCCAACATTAGTTCCAAGAAAGGATACTTCGGAAAATCCATTGGTGGTAGATTCATTTATTCTAGTTCCCAAATCTTTTATATCAACATAATCATAATCTCTATCCGAAAATGTCTTTAATCTATCCCACATTTTGACGGCATCGGTTTGTCTATTATTTTTACAAGATACCAATCCTTTAAATTTATTTTTTTGGGCATATTTTAATGCTTCTCTATATAACAAATAACCATATCCCTCTCCTTTTGTTAATGCATAGACATCGCTTACATACAAATAATTTGGTTTTGGAGGCATAGAATTTAATTCGTCATATGGAGTATAATTCCATATTTGTATTTTACCTATTTTATTATCACTAACCCATATTTCAATTGCAACTTTTCCTTCTTGATATTTCTCAATATTAAGCGAAAGTTTTTTCTCACGTTCTAATTTAAACGCTTCTTTCTCTTCGCTTAATAATGTTCTCAATTTAATCATTTGTTTTTTAAATATGTTTTGATTAAATCCAAATATTCTTCTTTTGTAGTATTTGGTGATTCTAACTGTTTATCACGAACTAAATCTAATAATTCTTTATACAATGGACCAGGAGCAAGACCTAACTGCTTTAAGTCTTCACCGCCGACAGGCAATTTCTGTCCCTTAACTGGAATTGAAGATCTCAACTGTTCAATTCTTTTTAATATATTTGGTATCTGATTTGGCATAGAACTGGTAGGAGAATGTGCCACATTATCAGAATGCACAATATCCAAAACATCTTCAAGATGTTCTCCCATATCTACCACAAATTTTCGCAATGTTTTATCAGTCAATTTTTCACCTTCTTTACCACCTTGCTTCAATCTCATATGATTTTTTACTGCCAATACAACAGGTTCGATAATATCATTAGGATATTTCAATGCAGTTAAAATACTTCTTGCCATTTCTGAACCAACGTTTTCATGGTCATAGAAATGAACTTCATTATTCACAACTGTTCTAGTAGTAACTTTACCAATATCATGTAATAATGCACCTAGACGATTAATCAAGTTTGGTTTAGTCTTGGATAAGACTGTTAGAATATGAGAGAATACATCTTCATCATGATGTTTATTCTGTATCATACCAACTGCGTTCTGCAAATCTTGAGAAACATGAGGCAATAATCCGGTATCTTTCAATAATCTAATTCCACGAGTTGGATCTTTAGATAAAAGAATTTTATTCAGTTCATCTCGCACACGTTCCTTTGAAGTATTTCCCAATCTATGAAGATTTTTCTTAATCCCATCTACAACTTCAGGAGATAATTCAAATCCCAATTGTGTAGCAAATCGGATTGCCCTAAACATGCGAAGAGCATCATCCGTATAAATAATAGATGGATCGATAGGAGTACGAATGATTCCATTCTTTAAATCAGACAGACCCTTTCCAGTTGGATCAATAACTTTTCCAGTAGAAATATCTTTATATAATGCATTGAAAGTTAGATCCCTTCTACTTGCATCAACTCCAATATCATCTGTATATTGAACCGTTGGTTTCCTTGAAGTTGGATCATGATACTGCTCTTTTCTAAACATCACCGCATCAACAGATTCTCCTGTAAAATCTATTCCATTATGTATCACTCCATCCAATCTAAGATTAGCAGTTCCAAAAGTCGGAAATATTACCGGATTAGTTTCGAGTTTGAAAATCCCAAGTTTCTTTCCTAACCAAGTAGTAAATTGTACTCCACCTTGATATTTTCCTACAACAACATCAGCATCTTTAGGTGCTTTACCCATTAGTTCATCACGTACAAATCCTCCCACGAGAAAGACTTTTCCTTCCCATTCACTTCCTTTAATCATATCTCTAAGAAGAGATTCTAAATCTTTTGGTGTTGCTCTTGCTTCCATAATTAACTCTTTATTTTCTTTTAATTGTGTAATTGCATGTCCTAAATCTGGTGACTTTTCTATAGTCTTATATATCTTTTCCCATTGTTCCTTCTCTCTCCATAACTTACTCAATTCTGCTTGAATCTGCATTTGTCGAGCATGACCTGTCCCTTGACTATCTAATCTATCCCATTCACCATTTAGAACTTCAATTTTAGATTCAATAGTATCTAACCTAATTCCCTCGTCTAATCCTACATTATTTAATTGAGATTTCCAAGTTAAATCAGAACCTTTCGCTGGTTCTCCTAATTTGGAAATCCATACTCTACTCCAATCTTTGGATTTGTCAACATCAAATCCTTTATAATCATCTTTTACCCATAACCATTTATGATGCCATATATTATTTGATTCACCCCTTTTAGGTGAAGATTCTCCATTGAGAAATACTGTAATATATTCTCCTACATGAGGTTCACGAGCGGCATCAAAATCAGATGCTTCGTCAAATCGAATAACGTTTCGCTTTACATCCCACATTAATGTATTGTAATTGAAATCAGGATTCGAACGTGTCATTATGTCTAATGCTTTATCTAATATCTTCTTCGGTATTATTTCGCTTGCATATAATTTATGAACATATAATGCACTTCCAACTTGTTTTCCTACATTATTATGATAACGTCGAATTGATGAACCATTTGGGGTCTTTAATGTAGATTCATTTAATAATGACTTGAGTTTTATCATATTGCTTCTGTTTTTAAAATTTTTATTTGTTTAGTATTCCAAACGAAGCAGTCAAAATTAGTATCATTATCATCTGGTAAAATTACACCATCATATCCATCTCTACGCAATTCTCCAATTGATTTTTTATGATATTCATCCCATCCCGCAGGATTATTCATAATCACTTCCGCAGTTATTAAATATTTTCTCCCATACGCCCCATTTTCGCCACTAGCAATACTATTTTTATCAGATGTAAACCATATGATTCCTTGAGTACTCCTATTCAAATCAAATTTCTTGAATAAAACACCTGTTCCATGATATACTATCATCTTCTTAGAACTATCTTCTCTTAATAATTCTTTAAGCTTTATCATAAATTTTGAACTACTCCTTTTAAGATTATACCATTATCAATCGGTCTCCAATTAGATATATTATTTGAATCCTTTGGTTTAGCACCATTGATTCGATTTATAGCAATGGTTATATGAGGATATTTATTATTCGTCTTTCTATCATATCCACTTACTTTAACTGCTATTGCTTTATCGTCTTTCCCAAATTCATCTACTTTCAATTGAACAGGTTTTTCTGTATCATCTGTTAATCCAAATGGATTTATAGTCATATGATGTGCAATTATTTCCCATCCTTCCGGAATCTCAGATTTATATGTGGAAATTAATAAGTCTCGTGATTGTTCATCTATTACAACCGCAGAGTATCTTTTGTTGGATTGAGATATAATTTCTTTAAGTTTAATCATAAATAATAAAATGTTTTGTCCCCTCGATCAGAATATTCCAATGTATTAATCTTGATGCTTGGGAAACTTTTTTTCTTGTCTATGAATTTTTTTCCAGTTCCTGATTTAACATATGCCAATGTAATATGTGGGTGATATTCATCATATTCATCTTTGTTTGGCAATTTGGAAAATTGATCATGTAATTCATGTAATTCTTTTCCACTTACATCCAATTTAACAACGTCGAATTTTTCATTTTCAAATAAACTTATCCCATCAATTTTTATTCTGAAGGGTTTAACTGACCTCAACATTTCTCGCATCTTTTTTTCAGAATAACTTTTTGTAAGTCCATACTTAACAGTCGTATGCACGTTGGTAGATCTCCCATATTCTTTCCCTTCTTTGTATACATACTTATTATCGATCAAAGAATAATTCAACTCGATTATTTCTCTGGCAGTATCATCGTCTATCTTGGCCATTAAACATCCATAATCGTATTTTCCCTCTAGTAATAATTTTAGTTTAATCATATTTTATAAATTTTTTAAGTAAGCATTGAAGAATAATTTGTTTCGACTAAGTGTATGCTTATTTCCTTTAGAATCATTGAATGAACGAATATATTCCTTTTTAGCCGTATTCCAGTCTTTATTCAAAACCGATTTTACAAATTTAGGAAATCCTTTTAAAGTGCCAAGATTATAAGCATAATCCATAAGAATTTCTTCCTGATGTTTGTCAAGTGGAATTTGAACTCCAAACATATGCTTTATATCAGAATATACTCGTTTTCTTGCAATTGATAAATCATTAGACAATAATCTATCACATTCACTATTACTTATTCCATTTGTAAATTTACTCGTCTCACTACTCGTCATTTTATGACCATACCCTATTTCAGGAAGTCCTCCTTCTGGTGCTTCGTGCGGAAACCATTTCCCATGTTTAAACCCTATTTTCTGAGCATTTTCCACGGATTTTATATAATCCATGAATTTTGGTGAAATAGCATGTGCTGACTGAACAATTGCTGGTGGTGTATTAGATATCATAGTTTCAGATACAGTATGCCTTCTTTTATTGATTAAGTCAACAATTTTCTTTATTTTATCCCCACTATGTAAAATAAGTGCTTGTATTCCAAAGTGAATTGGTTCCTTCCATTCTCCAAATTCAACCCATGCCGAATTATCATTTTCTAAATTTAATCGTGGAGTAAATTCGAACGGCACAACTATGATATAGTTATGATATTTGAAATTGCCATCTTGATAAGTGTAAATGTGTGATATATTATATTGCTCTTTAAACCCAGTTTCTTCTTCAATTTCACGATGAAGAGCATCTTTTAAATTTTCAGAAGCATTTACCCTTCCTCCAATAGTTCCCCATGTTCCTGGTTCATCAGAGTCAGATGATCGCTTTACCATAAGAATTCTTCCCGTATCCTTAGCAATAAGCAATGCTCCTACTCCTTTATCTCCATAGTATTCGCCTTCCGGATTTCCAGATTCTTCATTAAAAAAATTTTTATAAGTAAACATGATAATAGTGGTGGATGCCGTTATTGGATTTACAATAGACTACCACAATTCAATGCCTCCAATTTGAAATAAGGCATTAATATAAATAAATATGACTGATTTAGCTTATAAACTCTATATTTATTAAGAGACAATGAATTTCTAACTAAATTAATATAATGGCTGTATCAGATCAAAATAGAGTACGGTTTCCTGGAAGCGGATCATCTGTATCTGGAAGTACCGCATTTGGTGCATACGATTCCGATCCAATGTTCCAAGCAGATTGCTACGCATCTATGATATGGGCATCACGTCGCCTCGGTTATCCCATCGTAGATATAGAAATGATAGATATTAACTTTTATTCCGCTTTTGAAGAAGCAACTAATGTTTACAATGCAAAAATTAATGAATATAACATGGTCAATAACATGTTGGCATTACAAGGTCAGCGAATTGATACGCTTACTGACCTTCAGAATAGAGCAGTAACCGGAACTGGACTCCCCTTTATAACAGTGCTCGCTCGTGATTATGGAACAGAAGCCGGTACTGGCGGAACTGTTGATTGGAAGAAAAATTTCATACAAGTAGAAGCAGGAGTTCAGGATTATGATGTCCAAGCACTTCTAGGAGATGTATCGGAAAGCTGTTCCCGCATTACAGTTCGCCGTATATTCCATGATAGACCCCCCGCTTCGGCACGTATTTATGATCCATTTTCTATGACTGGTATGAGTTATTCCAATGTCTTAAATGAATTAGGATTCGGCGCATACTCTCCAGCAGTTCAATTCTTAATGACTCCTATTTTTGAAGATTTATTGCGTATGCAAGCAATCGAGTTCAATGACTTAGTTAGAAAAAGTCAATATTCATTCCAATTGATAAATAATAAATTAAGATTATTTCCTATACCAACATATTCATATAAAGTATGGATTGAGTACACAAATGATAATGATGTATTTGAAAGTGGTTCATTATCACCAGCTGGATCACGAGTTGTATCAGATTTCTCCAATGTACCTTACAAAAATCATGCATATTCTGACATAAATGACCCAGGACGACAATGGATTAAAAATTATTTCCTTGCAATTTGTAAAGAAATTTTAGGTGGCATCCGCCAGAAATATCAAACCATACCAATACCCGGTGGAGAGATAACTTTGGATGGTGCCGAATTGAGATCCGAAGCCCAACAGGATAAGCAAACTCTAATAGATGATTTAAAAGAATTGTTAACAGCAGCTGGGAAATTTGCTCAATTAGAGAAGCAAGCAGCAGCTAATGCACAGACTCAGGAAATATTACGAAATGTTCCAATGTTCATATACATTGGAATTTGGATGTTGCTTATGTCATTAGTATTATAATTCTAACTGATACTTTAAATTCCCACAGTCCCATATCCTATCCCATCCATTATTCTTCATATTCTCCCATTCTGTGAGATTTGGGTCAAATACATTTAATTTTTTATTTAGAACATTCTTTCTAAATCCAAATCGGTGATATTTTTTATAATGATCCTTTGTATAGAAATAACTCGGCAAGGATTCTGATATAAATTTAAAATTTAAAGTTTTATATAGACTTCCGTCACTCCACCTTTTATCAGCGTACGATATTATTTTTTTAGGATTATATGTCTTTATGAACTACCCATCCCCTAAAGGAGATGGGTTTTCTGCTCCCGCCAAGATAAAAAGTAGAAGAATAATCATACTTATCACCGTGAATTAATTTTGCTTTAGAAATGAATTCATCAAGACTTAGTTTCTTCATAATATCGTTCCATTCTTCGCCTTTTACATTTCTCTTGATTATTATAGTAATATTTCAAAGCCCAACTTCTTCGGGCATCTAATATTTCTTCTTTAGTTTTATATTTTCGTTTTCTTCCCATAATAGATAAGTATAGAACAAAAAACATAAAACGTCAAGTTATTTTATATTCTTCATTACCTGAATAGGACTATATGTATAGATGTAGATTTAATATTATGAAAACTCAAAAAAAACTATTCGAAAATGTAAACGGAAATTGCTTTAGGTTATTGACCGAAAGCATGGAATCACCACAATCTAATCTAGTACGTAGCGGCATTAAAAAAGTATTTGCCAATGCTAAAGGCAATGTTTCTTATAATATGGTGGAAAATGTAGGATTAGGATATATTAAAGATGTTTCCGAAGCTATAAAATGTGCTTTACAAGAAGCAAGAGAAGTAGCTAAAGAATTTGGATTTAAGGATGATGAAAATTCCGAAAAATTCATAAAGACAGTAAATGAAGATGGTGGAATGTCAGCATATGATGTTGGAGGATTTGAAAATGATCAATTTCCAATGACGCAATCAAAGCGAAAATCGTCATCCCATGATGAGACAGATATGTCTAATCCAGAAGAAAGTCGTGAAGTTCAAATTGCAAAAGAAATAAAACAGGCCGTAAATATTATTATAGGGAATGATGAAAATGTTCCTGGGTATGATCTATTAAATAAAATTCATGTATTGGCACAAGAACTTATTAAAATGCATGGTGGTAAATAATATCATATGAATGGAAGATATTTTTCAATAAGAGATGTTGCTCTAGTAAATTCTTTTAATGAAGAACTTCTTGAAGATATTATTCAGACTGAAGTAACTATATTTAAATCTTGTGCGGATGTTACACAAACTAATATATACGGGGAAGTAAAATCTTCTGTAGGAAAAACATATTATCCAGGAATTGAAGTGGTTGCTTTAATTGATCGTGCCGAAATTGCTACGGATGCTGATGATTTTGGACCAGATCGTAAACAAAATGTAGTGTTTAAGTTCACCGAATTAAGATTAAAAACTGCAAATTTATTTCCTCAAACTGGAGACTTAGTACTGTTCAATGCTCGTTATCATCAAATTGACGATGTAGCACAAGAACAATTTTTAGGGGGAGTAGATGATAAATCTTTATCAATTATAGTGAATACACATTATACTAGATTATCATCTATTGATTTAGTTAATAGACAATCTTAATATAAATTATGCCATGGAAAGGAAATTCTAATAATCCGGCTCCGAACAATGTTCATGAGCCGATTAATCGTTCAGAAAAGATTATTGCGGATAATCGTGAAAATCATGTACGAAGGGATACTGATTCTCAGAAGGACATTACAATAAGTTTATATGATATTGATGAAACAATATTATTACAATTGGAACAATTCCAATTGCAAGTTCAGGATAGTGGAAAGCAGATAAAGGTTCCAGTATTCTTTGGTTCACCTGAGAGATGGGTTGCGGCACAACGAGACGGGTATATGCGTGATAATCAAGGTAAAGTTATTTTACCTGCAATAATTCTTAAGAGAACTAGTTCTGAAAAAGATGCATCTTTACAATATTTCAATAGGTATCTTAATTCATCTGTTATAAAGTTGTATTCTCATAAGAATCAATATACCAAATTTAATGCTCTTTCTGGTGAAAATGCGCCAACTCATGAAGTGTATAACATGGTTTTTCCGAGTCATATGACATTAACATATCATTTTATTATATGGACGGAATATATAGAACAAATGAATACTCTTGTAGAAACAATTCAATTTAATACAAAAGATTATTGGGGCAGCACTAAAGGATTTAGGTTTCGTACTAAAGTAGATTCGTTTAGTCATACAGTTGAATTACAAGCAAATGAAGACCGTATTGTAAAAACCGAATTTGATTTAATAACACATGGATACATTCTTCCAGATACAATGACAAAACTGGAAAAACATCAATTGACTACTAACAAAGTATTTACTCCAAAGAAAATAATTATGGGAGCAGAAATTGTTGCTCCTGATTATAACATGGAATTGCTCAATAATAACCGTGATAAATGGAGAAGTCCACTTTATCCTAATATACAATCAGATGTAGTCATAGATACTCCGAAAACTTCGGTGGTCGAAGGAACGTCTGACAAAACAATTGCCGGTCAAATATTAAATACACTTAGATCATATACTCCGACTACTCCTACCGAAGTCATTGCCGATTCAGTAAATAATAATGTTCCATATTTAAGAATAGTTTCGCCTCCAGCATCTTTGGATGCATTTGGATATGATGGATATGTAGCATATGATGAAAGTTATTTCTATATCTATTCTAGTAATTCTTGGCGAAGAGTAGCAATTGCACAATTTGCATAATATTATGTCATTATACGAAAAAGCAAAAGATTTATTTTTCCAACGACGAACTTCCAATGGAAAATTTGAAGAGTTTCCACTAATAGTTCAACCTAATAGTTTGCTGGGAACAGATTCTGGTAATAATTTAGTAATGATTTCCACCGCATCTCTCATTGTAATATCTTCATTAAGTTCATCCTATGTCACAGGATCAGAATCAATCATAGATAATTTACATTCTGTATTTATCACTTCAAGTGGAGGTATGGCTGTCGGTGGTTATAGTAATAATATACTTACGTCTAGTGTAGTTCAAATAGGTTATGGATTAAGTAATGGAAATAATATACCGAATGCTGTTCAAATAGGTTATCAAGCAGGACAAAATGCAGACACTTCCGAAGCTTCAATTCAAATAGGTTATCAAGCAGGACAAAATGCATCTCATTCAGATCTTTCAATTCAAATAGGTTATCAAGCAGGACAAAATGGAGTCGATTCAAAAGAAGCAATTCAAATAGGTTATAGAGCAGGATTGAATTCTTTGTCTGCACAAGATACAATTCAAATAGGAAGTGAAGCAGGAGAAAATTCTACTAATGCAGGAGCGGCAGTACAAATTGGATGGAACGCAGGACGATATGCTACGATAGCAGACGGAGCAGTTCAAATCGGATATAATGCAGGAAAAAATTCCGGCGAATCAGCTGGAGCAGTTCAAATCGGAGAGCGATCTGGCGAAAATGCAATTAAGTCAAGTTATGCAATACAAATTGGACAAGATGCAGGACGATATGCACAAACAAGTAGTTATACCACTTTCATAGGAACTTCTGTCGATGCTCTATCCCCATTACTCAATGTAACCAAAAGTATTGCTCTTGGTTATAATGCAAGAGTGTCGGCGAGCAACACCGCCGTTATTGGTGGTACTGGAGTTGATGCAGTTAAGGTAACTATTGGCGGAACCAGTGCAGTCAATGTATTGGATGTCGTTGGGAATATAAGTGCATCAGTTATTACTGCGTCATTATTTTATGGTACCGCTTCATGGGCTTTAAATTCTCTTGGAGTAACTCCAGGAGGTTCTTATAATATTAGTGCCTCCTATGCTTCAGCATCTTTAAGTTCAATTTCTTCCTCGTACCTAAGTGGTAGCGTAGTAACTAATAATATTACATCAAGCAATGGATTGATTGTATCAAATGGTAATGTAGGTATAAATGCTGTACCGACGGAGAAATTAACAGTTGGTGGTAATGTCAAATTATATGATGGTGGTAATGACTTTAATATTTCAATTTTTGCCGGAGAGACTCAGAATGTCAAAATTGCCTCAAATGCAGATTCATTTCTTAATGGTGGTAAATTAGGAATAGGTAAGACGGTTCCAGTAAATACATTAGATGTTGTAGGAAATATTTCTTGCTCAGTTATTACTGGGTCTTCGACAAATGGATTATTTGCAAATGCGAATTTGAACATAGTAGGAACTACATTAAATATAGCGGCTACAAAAAACTTAACAGTTGCTAGAATTTCTATTGGTGAATATGGATGCACATTTCTTACCCCCGCAATAAATACATTTTATAATGTTGCTTCCAATGGTATCAGTGCATCAGTTGCTCAAGCATTAACTACTCCAACTTCTAGCATAGGAGTATTTTTAAATCCCAAAACAAGCTCATTTACTATGTCATTTTGCAATATAAATACTACAGTTAGATCAGATGTAGTATCTGCTTCTATAATGGTATTTGGTGGATATTAAAATTAAGGTTTATATATCCCGAAATATGACTATGTACGATATTTATCTATAAGATATGTCATTTAACTCTACACCGGTACGTTTGGAAAGTGCATTTATTCAGAGAAATGCATCAAATTCCCTGTATGATCAGATAAATGTATCTGGTTCAGATTTAATTTTCTATCATGACTCAACTGGAAAGTTTACCGCAGATAGAATATCAGTATGGGCAGCATTATACGGGATAGGAAGCGGAGGTTCTGGAGTAAATCCAGGAGGTTCTTATAATATCAGTGCATCCTATGCTTCAGCATCTTTAAGTTCATCATATGCTTTAACAGCATCATATGCTCTAAATTCAAACGGAGTAAATCCAGGAGGTTCTTATAATATTAGTGCATCCTATGCTTCAGCATCTTTAAGTTCATCCTATGCTTTAACAGCATCATATGCTCTAAATTCAAACGGAGTAAATCCAGGAGGTTCTTATAATATTACTGCTTCATATGCTTCATCATCACTCACTTCATCATATGTCACAGGATCAGAATCAATCATAGATAATTTACATTCTTTATTTATTACATCCAGTGGAGGTATGGCTGTCGGTGGTTATAGTCTCAATGTAATTGACTCGACTTCTATTCAAATAGGACATGATCTAAATAAAAATAATACTACCACTAATACAGTTCAAATTGGAAATCAAGCGGGATATAATTCTAGTCTTTCATCACAAGCAGTTCAAATTGGATATTTAGTAGGATATAATTCTTCTATCGCAACTAATGCAGTTCAAATTGGAAATCAAGCAGGATATAATACTCTCAATGCTATTAATACAGTTCAGATTGGGTGCCTAGCAGGGCAAAATTCTACTCGTGCTAACAGCGCAGTTTATATCGGATATCAAGCAGGGCAAAATACAATAACTGGAAGTAATACCACTTTCATAGGATCAAATACAGATGCATTATCTCAATATTTAAATGTAACCAAAAGTATTGCACTTGGTTACAATGCTAAAGTATCTGCCAGCAACACCGCTGTTATTGGTGGAACCGGAGTGGATG